CGGGGTCCGGCGTTCCTGATTGCTGCGTCGTAACTTTAGCCGTTCGGCAATGGTGCGCGGTGTCAACCATACACGAACCGGTCGCAACTTTAACCCACGACGTCGGGTTTATGTCGAAAATTTTTGTCGCCATAAAAAAACCCTTTAATTTTTGAAAAAAAAAGGCGACTATTGCCGCCCTTTAATATTGCCGGCTTTTACGACGACGGTGTCACGTCAATATATGCGACCGCATTCATTCGCGAAGGTATAACAATACCCGCGCTTTGACTTAGAACGCACATCGCGCTCGGGTCTTGTTCTTCCCACATTTTAGTGTAGATAGCTTGTGGCACCAAATTACCGACGTCCTGAATTGCGCCGAAAGCCTGATAACCTTCCAAACCTTGCGGCCCGTTGGCGATCACTAGAACGGTGTAAGCGGGTAAAAACGCTTGCGACAAGTCGTTGTCGTCGACGTATTGGTCGTTATAAACCCAAAGTCGAAGCGAACCATACAAGCCTTTATAAAACGAACGCGCGCCGACCTCTGGGGCGATATTAAGTTCGTCTAAACCGCCGTTTCGCAAGTCGAGCAACTCTTTAACGTCGTTATTTTTGCGGAAAAGTTCCCACGCTTTAGTGTCCATGACAACATCAGTAGCGCCCGAACCTATAAGGTTCAAGATATTACCGGCGGCCTGTTCGATGTCGAATTGAATATCGGCCGTTGGTGTGTCCCAATCGTCAGCGGTGGTCGAAAGTGACGCGTCGCGCCCGTAATCGATTTCGCTTTCGGGTACGTCTGGACCGCTCACGGTGAATTTACCGTCGACAAGGCATTTCGCCGCTTGCCACTCTAAACGCGCGTCGATTTCGTTCGCGTGGTCGCGAAGTTCGTCGGCTAAAGCAATGTCGAATCGTTGCGAACTCGAAAGCTCGCCGCCGATTGCTTCACCTGGCGCGCGCTTAATCGAACGACACGGTTTTACATGCGACTTAGGCTTCACATAAGGCGGTTTGAAAGACTTAGTGGTGAAACCTTCGTCGCGACGTGGTCGGCCGGCCGTACAAGGTGAAACGAACGGCGCTAGCTTGCGCTTTGTTTCGTCAACGTCGAACGTGATAAATTCATCGTCAAATTCAACGATAGGCGCAAAAAAAGCGTTTAGTAAAAATCGCGTATTTGGTTGCGCGATTCTAACCATAGGCTGTAGATCGTGCGTGCTGTAAATATCCATAATCAAAAACCCCTAATAAAATTTACGCAAGCGAATGTCGCCTGTTAGTGTAACTTTTAAAACGTCTAAATCGGTGTAACCCGTCACAACGTCTTCGTTAAATTCACCGCCAACATAAACGGCCATTTCGTCATTCTCAGCTAACACGACATCGAAAGGCATGATCGCGACGGCGTTCGCATCGGTCGAACCTGAATCGGTTGCAAGATTCACAAGTTCAGAACCCGTACCGGTCTTAAATAAAATTTCGCCTTTGGCATAGGTGCCGGCTTGAAGTGTGAACGGTTGCGTTCGCACGGTGCAATCGCCGATCAAATTATCGCGGTCGCAAGTTTGGGTCACGGAACCCGGTAAACAGCAATTAGAATCGCTCATATTATTTCACCTTACCAATTGACGCGGCAAAATTTGCCACTTTGTCGACGGGCTTGTCGCCGTCGTCGTCGTTTGCTGATAAATCGCCCAAGTCGTCGGATAAATCGAGAACCGGCGCAACTTGCGCGGCGGGCATAGTTTGCAAAATGTCGTCGATCTGCTCGACTGTCATACTTGCAGTAGCTAAAAGTTTGTCCGCGGTTGCCTCCCGGCCCTTGCGACTTTCTAGCGCGTTAACTTTGTTGACGCGGTCTAGCGCATCGACAAAACCTTTCTTTTCAGCATCGGCGACCGCTTGTTCGTGGTCGGCTGTGCTTACGGCGTTTTCATCTGCCATAATTGGAACCTCTGTTTTTTGGTTTTCCGGTTTTTTAACACTAGCCGCCACCGCTTGAACGGTCGCGCTCGTCTTAGAGTTACTATTTAACACAAAATCGGGCACGTTTGCAAATTTAGTTAAATCGACGCTATTTTGCACCGGTTCGGCGTCGGTCATTTCGCTAATAAATCCCATTTCTAAAGCGGCCTCGGCGTTGAACCAATAGTCGCCCGAATTAATCAAAGTCGCGGCCGTGGTTTCGTCTATACCGCCGGCAATATACGAATTTAAAATCACGCCGTTGTAATGTTCAAGCATTGAATTAAATTCGACAACTTCGTCGGTGTTACCGTAAAAGCCGGCCATTGGCTTGTGTGTCATAAAAGACGACATCGACGACGCTTTGCGAACGTCGCCGGCTAAAAATATCAAAGTCGCCGCGCTTGCTGCGATCGAATCGTTTATCGTGGTTACGGTGCCCGAATACGATTTAAGCATGTTATACATTGCGATCGCGTCGTCGACCGCGCCGCCGTTGCTCGAAATTCGGACCGTCAACGGTTCACCGTTTAACGACTTCAATTCACGATTGAAGTCGTTTTGATCTACTCCCCAAAATCCAATCTCATCATAAATATTTAATTCGACGTCGCCGGCCATATTTCGCACAAATTTGGGCGCGTTGCCTTGAATGTTATTCGTCGTCATTTTCTATCACCTGATCGCTTTCGACGGTTACCGTCGTTAAATTTAATTCTTTTAATTGCTGTTGTTCGTAGGCGCGTTGCTCTGTTATTTCGTCAAAATCTTTACCTAAATCTGCGGCTTCGTCGGCAAGCGTTGTTCGACCTAATTCTAAATTATTTTTACTGGCTTGTGATTGTTTAAGCGGGTCGATTTCGCCTTTGCCTGGCGCTAACCATTGTGCAGAAACCCACGCGGCCGGAAACTGAGCAAAACGAACGACGGTTGCGTCGGGGTAGCCGCTCACAAGTTCTAAATCTTCCTCTAACCATAGCGAATATAGTTCGTTTGCCAATTTTTGCGGGCAATCGCCGCGCATTGTCGCGAAACGCTTGCTAGTTTCGATCATTGCCGTTCGCGCGCTCGAATATGTCGTTTTCGAATAGTCTTTCGATGTCTGCTCATATGACAAACCCGTGCCCGACGCAATTTCGCGCACGTTGGCGTCGGTAAATTGCCCATAGGCTGTATTAGGCGAATCGCTTTTAATGATGTCTAGGCTTTCATTGGTTGCAAGGTGGGCGACCTTAGACCCGTTAATAGCTAATCCGCCGCTTGCGTCTTTAAAATCTGCCTGGCATTCTAAAAAGTTCTCGTATGGTGTCGAGTCGTCGTCCATTTCAGCGCCCAAAGCGGCGAACGCGTCGGCGCTCGGCATATCTGACGAAATAACCGCCGCGAACATAGCTTGCGCGATTGCGCGTTCGTTTTCGGTGATTTTATAGTCATCTAATAGTTTAAATTGCTGAATAATCGGCGCAAATATCGAACGGCCGCGTTTTTGTGCGGGTCGCTCTTTATCGAATAGATGAATCACTTGCTTTCGGCCGGTTGTCGAACGCTTCGCGATATACTTCCAAGTTTTTGCACCGCTTTCGCTTGGGTGTTTATCGCATATATGATAACCCACGACGCGGCCGTTTTTGTCGATCTGCACGCCTTCTATGATGTCGGGGTTTGCGCGCTCACTTTCGGGCGTGCTGAGTCGTTCGGGCGATATTAGTTGCAACTTTAAACGATAGCGACCCGCGCCGCCCCTATAGCGCACAATACCCAAACATTCACCGTCCACAATGTAATTGTATGTCGCTTGGCGTAATAGCTGAACAAAAGTTAATTCGTCGTAATAGTCGGCGTAATTATACGGGCTGTTTGCCCACGCGTTCCAACGCGCTTTAAGTATTTTAGAATATTCGGCTTTCCACTCGAACGATCTGTCGAGCAACAAATAACTAGGCGTTGGCTGTAAATTGAAAAAATGGCCGACGACATTATCGAGAAACGAATAAACGGTCGATTGCGCGTAGCCGTTGTTTCTAATTAAATCACGGGTTCGGGCAATCATGCCGCCGCGAAATTTGTTTAAATCCTGGTCGACGCTTTGAAGGCGCGGTCGCCAATCTGACATTGTTTTTTCGAGCGGGTCGCCCGCGCGAAAATACGCTTTAACTTGGTTTTTTTGCTTAGCTTGTGCGCGCGCTTGCTTGCGTCGTTTTTTATTGTTCATTTAACAACACCCGCGACGGTGGGCACGACCTAGTCGCAACGGTTTACGTCGACCATTCGCACCGCAACCACATTTAGTTTCAAGGCGCATCACCTCGGCTTTTAACTCGGCCATAATTGCCGGCGTCGCTGCCTGGTACGTTATTGTGCGTTCACGGTAACGAAACGACGTTTTTCGGTCGCCCGAAAGTAGCGCATAATATGCCGCCTTTAGTTTCGGTAATAGTTCGCCGCACTCGTTCGGGTCACATGCCATGATCTAAACTCGAATTTATTGATTTAAAAATTATTGCATTAATTTAAACGCTTTGCAATATCAGCGACCGAACGACGCTTGCGTTTTTTCTTGTCGGGTTCGGGTTTTTCTTCGCCAATTGTAAAAACGAACGGGTTTTCGCTGTAATGGCCGGCCCATTTTGGCGGCGAATCCCAGTCGACGCGCTCACAATTTAAAATTAAATAACCGGCTTTCGCATAATACATTAAATCAAAAGCTTCGTTCGGTTGCTTGCCTGTTTTTTTCCAACCCGACGGCGTGCGCGTTTCGGCGGTCAATTCATTATAAAACCAAGTCGGTAGCCAATCCGGAAAATGCACAAAGCCGCCGCCTGGCTCGGGTCGGTCTAGGTCATTTCGTATCATATCTTTTAACATATTCGAGTTTAGCATATAAACCGGAATTTCGCCGCGCGCGGTGGCGTGCCTGTCTTTTTTCTGCGCGTCGGGAAAAGCTTTTTTTACGCGCGGCGCATCATTGCGCGAACCGCCTTTAATTAAATAAAAGTTTCTATGTTTGCCGCGTTTTCTCAGTGATCTATAAAAATTATAGGCTTTTTCGGTCACGGTTTCGCCTTTCGACGCGTCTTTAGCGTAGCCGCCCGAATCGCACAAAGTTAGTTTTGCTGACATTTCGCGCGAACTGTCTTCGGCTAAAACGTAGCGTTTACCGATTGCGATTTTTTCTAAAAGTTCCCAGTCTTCTGCATAACTTGCGGGGTTCATCGGCAACGGTTCGTCGTCGGACCCTTTTCGATTCGATTCGCGCAAACTAAAGCGATCGACGACCCACGATTCGCCGTGTTTGCCGAATCCCGTTACCTGAACGACAAACCGTTGCGCCTGAACGTCGATTGTCATTATTAAAAACAACACACCGGCGGGCACGACCTTTTCGCCTAAATCCTCGGCGCGGTCCTGAAATTCGTCTGGTAACATTTCAATTTTAGACGCTTGGCGCGTGTAAACTTCGGCGCGATTTATATTCGCGGCCGTTTTTAACAAAGTTTCGTCGCCGGTTTCCTCGAATCGTTTTAACCCGTTTAAGTAGTCGCTGACTTGCGATTGCCAGGTTTGAAAAGTTGCCATAACACCGCGAAACCAATACGACGCCGTATCGCTGTAAATCGGTTCGCCTTTAATTTTTCCCGACTTTGTGGCGGTTTGTCCGTCGCTCAACCATAACCCCCGCAAATTAAGTTCCCGCTTTTCGCTATGATCGTGCGCGTGGTTGCAATGCGGGCAAACTAAAACCGCACTTTCGGCGCTTTCTAAAATCGACTCACTTTCGACCCACTCTAACCGCTCAAAATCTGGCACGAAATATTCGTCGCAACTATTGCACGGAATATACCAAAGTTTGCGCGACCCTTGTTTATATAAATCCATAATGCCGCCGACCGACGGGCAATCGTGCGCGCTTTTGGGCTTGTATTTTCTGTCGGTGTTGTCACGGTTCGGCGAACTTTCAACGGCGGTCATACCGCGCGACATAAACGTCACGGTTCTTTTTTTGCCAAGTTGGAAAAGATCACCGTCTAGTCGTTGATGCATGACCGGGTCGTCGTATTCGGTCATTAAAATAAAACGATACTCTTTACCACGCAACCCGCCAACGGTCGGCCATGCTAATTTGACGCGGGCACCGTTCGCGAATCGCTTATAATATACGACGTTGTTTGTTTTACTCGAAGACATACGCGAACGAACTTCGGGGTTACCCTCTGTTATTTTTTCGAGTCTATCCTTTGACCAATCCGACATAAACGATTCGGTCGGCCCGAAAACCATGATCGACGAAGGGTCGACCACGACGCCGAATGTTATCAAATTGTCGATCAATGCTTGTGTTTTAGCTGATCGCGCCGGACCGACGAAAACTAAACCGTCGTGATTTCGCGACGTCAAAGCGTCGGCGGGTTCGACCATATAAGGCGCGACTTCGTTCGACCATTCTTCGCCGTTCACTTTTACGAATTGTTCGGCCGCTTTAGACACGCTAAGTCGTTGCGGTGGCCGGAAAGCCTGGGCACATTCGAACATTAAGTCGCTGACATTACCGAAAGTTTTAATCATAATTTACCCGATTCGCTTTCGAGGCTTTGCAATTTACGGTCGACAAACTTTTGAACTGCTTTTAATTGCTTCACGTTCAAACTGGCTTCGCGCTCTAACACGTCGGGCAATATTAAAAATGATTCGCGGATTAATTCGACAAGCGCGAATATTTTTTCGGTCACGTCGTCTTTTTGGAATAGTTCGCCGGTTTTTTCTTTTAGTGAAATGCGGCGGTCTTCGCTTTGGTAGTATTTGTCACGCTCGGCGAACGTCGCGAAACTTAAACCGCTTTCTTCGTCACTGATCGCGACCTTACCTCCGTCGACTTTGTATTTAATATAGTTTTGTATACTTTCGCGCAAATCGACCAATTTATCGTCGCCGCGAATAAATACGCCTTTCTGCACAAGTTGCAAAACTCGTTGCTCGGTCACGCCAATAAAACCG